CGAGCACCGACGCTAGACTCTAATATGATTTCTCTTTCAATTGAGTCCCAAGGTGTAAATAAATATGAGTTTGCCATTTGACGAGTAGTCTCAGGACTTGTTACATTCATTTGACCATTAGCATCAAAAGAATATCCTACTTTTTCGTGAGCAGATTTATTAGTAGATACCTTAGAACGTATGTCCTTGATAACTGCACTTATTTCTGCTTCTGTTCTCCAGCCGTTATTCCAGGCTACAGCAAAACCTACTTGCTCATCAATTGCTTCTAAAACATTGTATCTTTCAATAGGGTCTTTAGCCGCTACATAGGCTCTTTCCCACTCACGTCTAATATCTGCAACTTTTCTAACTTCAGTAGGGGTAACATTAATCAATCTGTTACCATCTCTAAACGTAGGTATTGCATCAACAAAAGCAGTTAGTTCTACACGTGCGTCAAATGGACGCATACCAGATAATGTTACATAACGTAACGGCTTTAATCCAGTTACTTGATTTCTGAATTTAATAAGATTAACAATTGGTCCACCAACCTTGTTACCAATTTTTAAACTTAAAACTTCGGCTAATTGGTCTGTGGCTTGTTTGCTACCGTATTTGTATTCATCAAATTTAGTTGCTGCTTTACCAAATCTTAAAGTTGATTCTGCTTTAATATATGCATCTGATAGTCCAGTTACACCAGCAAACTTTGGGTCTACTGGGAAGTAATCTGTTTTTCCAAGAACTCTAAGTTGGTCTGACTCATCAAAAAATGTTTTACGAAGTTCAACCATTCTAGCGTCTTTAGTAACTGCTTGGTCAAATGCTTTCTTTAAGCGGTCAACCGCTGGGCCTTCTGGAATAAATATATTTCCAGTTTGCAAATACTTTGTCTTTAATTGTCCAGCAACATTTCCCATTGCAAATAAATCGTCAGCATTAGTTTGAGCAAGACGACCAAGAGCCTCTAAGTCTCCTTTGTCTGCAAGGATTAAATCTCTAACAATTTCTTTTTTAGTTGTTCCAGCAATAATTGGGGCTAATCTTTCATTATTGCTATATAGTTGAACCAAATCTTCAATTTCAGCAAGATTCTTGTTTTCAGCCATTTGCATCATGTGTGTTGATGCTACAGTTTGTCTACCGCCAATGTTATCTGCGTAGTCGAAACCAGTTTGGATATCTTGTTTAAATTCATCTACTGTTTTTGCTCTAGTGCTTACGCCAGCATGGTTTAATCCAGACTTTCCTACTTTGCCAGCAACACCAAATGCTTTTGATATACCTAAACCGCCAACAACTAAATCTGTAATACCAGTAAAATATTTTCCAACTACGTTATCAGAAAAATTTTTCTGTATATTTTCATCGTCCCACAAATCAATATCATCTGTGAGGTTGGTAAGACCACCATAAAGGCCCACAGGAGATAGAACTGATTTTGTTAATGCTTGACCAGTAGATACTTTAGCGCTGCGCTTATAGGCTGTACCTATATCTTTAAATTGGAAGCCTTCATCATATTGACCTTTTTGATACAAAGGAGAATCAGGGTCAGTTAACAAAGCAAGTGTTGACATTGGTCGAGTAATAACAGGTGAGATTACTCTATTGTTTAATTCTGTCGCTGCTCTTAATAAAAGGTCAGCAGAACGCTCAGCAGTATTAATACCAAATTGATTTACACTTCTAAGTCCTGCTTGAACTCTACTTTTAAGTTCTCTTTCAGTTCCAACCTTTGGGGCATCAATTATAGGTTCTAAATCACCCGCTAAAAAATCTTTACCAAAAGATGTAACTGGTTTAACAATTTTATTTGAGATAGCACTTGTGAAACTTGACCACAATGACATTCTATCTCCTTAAATTACGAATTGGATATTTGCTCTCTGTCCCACCCTGGATATTATCACCAGTGATTGCATAAATAAACGCATTTCTATCTTCTGGTGACTCCCAAGATTGCATCGCTAATTCTATAGCAATACCAGCATTTTGGTAGCCAAGTGAATTGGCAAATTTATCTACATTGTCAAATAGGCTACCTGGTAGCCAGGCTACTCTACTCATTGTTGCTCTAGTAGATAGTTAATAAAACGCTTGTATGAATCTGGGGTATCTGGTAAGTTTGCTGCCTGCATTAATGTAGGAAGATACTTTTGAACAATCATTTTATTTTCGTCTACTCTAGTATCAGCGCTAATATTTTTAGGAAGTATTTCAGAGCCAGGTCCAGGACCCATATCTACGCCAGCGGTAACTGGTTCTTCTGGATTATTGGTTGGTCCTAGTAATGTTCCTAGTTCCTTAGAGAATACAGGCATTGGCGGTGTACCAGCCATTGGTGCTGCGCTCTGTTGTGCCATTGTTTCAACTCCCGTAGAACCTAATTGTTTCATTCCTGGTATATACTTCGGTGCTTGTGTTCCGCTTCCGCCAGCCCCACCAGTTGCAGAGATGTTAGCAGGATTGTTCTGTGGTGCTGTAGGGCGATATCCGCCACTATTTTCATTACCAGCCACTTTTCCTCCTACTTAATTTTTCTTGGTTGTTCTTTCGATACGTAAGGACCAGCAGTAAATGCTGTAAGTTTAGATGCTATTTCCATTGCTTCAAATGCATCTGCTCCAGCATACAGAGCACCTAATGCATATGTTGCTCCAGAGCCTGCAGCGTATACTCCATCTGCAGATTTACTTATTGACAATTCTTGGTCAACATCAAATATTTCTCCACCAACAGCCATTATAAACTGAAAGCGATTCTCTTTACTATCTTCTTCAAAGTTATAACCATTTGCTGTCATACATTTACGCAAAGATGGCATTGCCTTTACAATCATAAAATGATAAAGGTCTTCTCTGTCTTGCTTTGTAGGAGTTGGTGGCTCCCAAATATGTTGTGCTATATCGCAGGGTAATGTCTCACCAGAACCAGCAATTAAAAACATACCGTTTTCAGAAATCTTTTTTACTTCAGGATGTGTATAAATTCTACCATCAGCATCAGTTGTTTGGCTATCAGCAACTATGAAGCATCTGTCTTTATGTTCTAAGCCTATTATAGTTGTCATTGTCCCCTACTTAGTTGTTAGCCTCTTGTTACTACTCTTCCGCCTGCTTTTCCGCCTGAAGTTAAACTTGAAAGAATTGTTTGAATGTCTGGTGGTGGAGTTGGTTCTGCTAATGGCACACCTTGAGGAGAGCCTCCTACTGGGGCACCAGAGGGAGCAGGGGACGTTTGCTCAACCATTGGATTAGAGGCACCAGCAGGAGGGACTTGTTGTTGCGGTGCAAAGGTAGCCTCAATAGCATCTTCTAATGCTTGTCCCTTTTGGCGAGCCTTGATTACCGCAGCAATCTTTCTAACTACATCAGAAGCGTCTTGTCCCTGTGTGGCCATCTGTGGTATTGCTTGTGTATAAGCAGTTAATGAGCCAAGTAATGCGGCTCTCATATCTTCAATTTCAATCTTTTCAAGTTCTTGTGTTACGTTAACCGTAAACGGCAACTCACGCATAGCCATATCTTTAGAGATTAACTTGCCACCAAGAGCCTGTAACATAAAGATAAGACCTTGGGCTGGGTTAAGACCAGCAAGCATTCCGTAACGAACATCAGCAGAATAATCTTGCTTGATATCCTTAGTTGGCTTGTATGTAATTTCATATGGTGAACCAGAATCTACACCACGAATTGTTTTCTCTGCAGGATAGATTGACTCATCAATTTCAAAACAGATACTAATAACATCACGAAGTGCAGCAGCAAAGATTGCTTGGGCTGATTTAACCTGTGTGTCAAACGCTCCCATAAGAGCCTGTACGCCTTGACCAGTAACGATAGATGCATCAATGTTACCAGTACGTCCTTCTGGATAACGAGCACCAACTCTAAGTTCGGCGTTAAGAAGATTCTGTTCTGTAAATGCGCCTTGTGGTAGTGTAAGTTCTACTCGACGAACACCTGCTGGGTTGGCGGTGCGGATAACCGCATCTCCACCCAACTGTAATTCTTGTACATCTTGTGGAAGTACAATAGGTGCCTGTACTGATTTCTCCGCTGCTTCCATTGCCAATAAGGCGAAACGGTTGCGGAGTAACTGAATTCCAAGTACATCGTCAAATTGTCCACGTAGTTCGCTATCAATAGATGGCTTACGTGCTACAACTACCATCATCTTACCAAGAGGATTTTTGGCTTGTGATAATATTAAATTATCCTTTGAAGGGATATAAACAACTGATTGGTCTTTATCGTAGTAACGAATCATTTCAATCATGCCGTTTAGGTCTTGCTTGTAACCCATTCCGCCAAGAAGTATATTATCATACTCTGGGAATTGGCTTACTAACTCACCTAATGTTAAACTGTATCTTTTAGCAAATGCTACGCAACGGCCATATCGGTCAAACTCTGGATATGCTCCAATTGGATTTTCAATACGGATACGAGGAAGACTTGCTTCATCATCTAATTCTATAATAAACGGAACGAAACCGTAGGTTATATACCAGTCGGCTCCTGAGTACATTTGAACCGAGAGGTCAGAGTGTGAAAAATAATTACTAGCAATACGAGTACGCTTATCGGCAAAAGTACGAGCACGGTCAGAAACTTGGTTAGCGGCTGAGCAGTTAACCGCTGGAAGAGGTGCCATGACCTCTGAAAGGTCTCTGGCAACGACATCAATAAAATTTGCAACGACATTAGCATCTACACCATCTGGAAAGAAGTCAGGATAGACTTCAGAAATTTTGCCCTTACGGACAGCAAGAACATCTAGGTTGCGAGCATCTCTCTCGCTATTGCGATATCGCAGCGATTGAACTCGTGCTGATATCTGCTCAATTGTTAATGCCATCTACGTCCTAACTGTAAGTTTCTTGCCATTGCTCTGCAAAGGCTTCGTCTAGATTAAGTGAACCTCTACCAGCCATCTGTGCTCTAGTAGCCCATCTGTTTGTCTGATATTGTCCAACTCTGCTTGATGTCTGCATAAGTTCCCTACATCTGATAATAGCAAACCATAATGCCATTACACAGTCAGTTGGGTTCTTAGTATCAGGCTTCCAAATAATAAGTTGCTGTACTAAAGACTTAAGTCCTTCAGAGCCTTCATTGCTTGGTATTTCAAGTATGTTATTATCTTGGAATCTACCATCTTTGGCTGAACCAAAAAGGCTTGCCATAGATGCTACACCAAATCCAACATCCCACTTATTCTTACCAGTAAAGTGTGAGTTAAGTTGACATCCATAGGATGCTAGGTAGTCACGCAGTTCTGTGTCCATAGCATAGTACTTCTGGTGGGCGTTAATTTCAACCCTAAACTCTTGAGGCTTAAATCGTTCTACCCATTCCTTGATAAGAGCATTCTCTTTTTGGGGAGTAGGGTCGACCATGTTGACGCAATCTAAAACATATATACGACCATCAGCACGGTTGTAAGACACTGCTACGAAAGCAGAGCGTCCCGTTACGGCTGGGTCAAAACCAATTATAGTATAAGTTGAATCTATGTTCTTGGGGTGGCCTGCCGTGTCTTTTCTAAGCGGTCCACGCTTTCGCATACCGTTAACACATCCAGCGACAATTGTTGGCGAGAAGATAGAGTCGGACTGGACATCTTCTTGCTGGTAGACCATAGCCCAGACTGACGGAGCCACTTCAGACCGCCTTGTAAAAAGCGAAGGTCCATCCCATTTGGGATATAGTCCTTGCTCATTAGGTTCGTCCTGTTCTCCTTCTGCCCTGTCTGTCCAAGGC